GCAGGCTCAGCAGACGCTTGAGTCGCGGCAGTCGGACATCTTCCGGTTCTACCGGAAGCCGCCGGCGGATCTGTCGTACCGGAACAAGCGTGACCGGCACAAGATCCACCAGTTCGTGTACCACGGGTCGCCATGGGTGGATCTGGCTGCGATCGAGGCTGAGGCTGCGGAGCTGCTTGAGACGGATCCGACGCAGGCTGAGCGGTTCTTCGGTAACCGTCTGGTGCAGGGTCTTGGGTCGTACATGCCGGAGGCCCTGTGGGACGGCGCGAAGGACTCGGATCGCGTGGTTGCCCCGGGTGAGCGGATCGCGCTCGGCTTCGATGGGTCGCGGTCGGGTGACTGGACGGCGCTTCGCGCGGAGACGCATGACGGGCACCGGTTCACGCCGACGTACGGCCCTGACGATCGCCCGACGTTCTGGAACCCGGACGAGTGGGGCGGGCGGATCCCCCGCGACGAGGTGAACGTCGCTGTGTCGGAGATGTTCGAGCGGTATGACGTGGCCCGGATGTACGTGGACCCGCGGCACTGGGAGACGCAGGCCGATGCGTGGGCGTCTGAGTACGGGGACGACGTGGTCGTGGTGTGGCCGACGAACCAGATCAACCGCATGTTCGATGCGCTGGTCAGGTTCCTAGAGGACACCACTGAGGGCCTGACGACCCACGACGACGACCCGACGTTGCGTCTGCATGCGCTGGCGGCCCGGAAGGTCGCGAAGCCGGGTGACAAGTACATCCTCGGGAAGCCCGCCGAGACGCAGAAGATCGACCTCCTCATGGCTGACGTGCTGGCGCACGAGGCCGCCGCTGATCAGCGGGCTGAGGGGTGGCAGAAGCAGGACAACCGGGTGATCGTCTTTCGTTAGGAGGCCGTCGTGGCGCGTGCGCTGACCTCCGACGAGATGCAGGTGTTCGACTCCCTCCGTACGGAGCTCGGTGCCGCTCAGTCTGTGTTCGACACGGCTGATGCGTACTACGACGGTGCGCAGCGGCTCGAGCAGCTTGGGCTGGCGATCCCGCCGGAGCTGGCGAAGTTCACGGTGATCGTGAACTGGCCGCGTGTGGTTGTGGATGCGATCGCTGACCGGCTGGACCTGAAGGGGTTCCGGCTGCCGGGTACGGATGTCGGGGACGCGGATCTGTGGCGTCTGTGGCAGGCGAACAGGCTGGATGAGGCGGACCTGATGGCCCGGCTCGACTACCTGATCTACGGCCGCACGTACAAGTGTGTGGGTGCGAACGAGCAGGATCCGCGGACGCCGCTGATCACGGTGGAGTCGCCGCGGCAGATGATCACTCGCCGGGATGCCCGGACGGGGAAGATCGTCGAGGCGCTGCGGCTGTACAACGTCGTGAACGGTGAGGCTCGTTCGGCGACGTGGTACCGGCTGAACGAGACGCACTGGCTGGACGGTGCTTCGGGGCCGTGGGAGATCACGGAGACCGACCAGCACGGCATGAACTACGTGCCGGTCGTGCCGACGTTCCGGCGCCGGCGCACGACGATCCCCGCTGGCCGGACCCTTCAGGGAACGTCGGCGATGGAAGACGTCATCTCGGTGACGGATGCTGCGGCTCGGAACATCTCGAACGCGCAGCTCGGTCAGGAGACGCACGCTGTTCCGCAGCGTGGTGTTCTGGGTGCGTCCAAGGGCGACTTCGTGGACGCGAGCGGTAACCAGCTCACGGCGTGGGAGTCGTACTTCGGGGCCGTGTGGGCGTTGCAGAACGCGAACGCGAAGACGTTCCAGTTCGACGCGTCGGACATGTCGAACTTCGAGCGGATGATGGACCTGTACGCCCGGCTCGCTTCGGGTGTCTCTGGTCTGCCGCCGAACTACTTCGGCCTGGCTGCGGATGACGCGGCATCGGCTGATGCGATCCGGTCCCGTGAGTCGCGCCTGGTGAAGATCGCCGAGCGGGACCAGGTGGCGCTGGGGAACTCCGACGAGGAGGCCCTTCGCATCGCGATGCGAATCCGTGACGGCGTGTGGTCGGACGAGCTCGTCGGGATGGAAGCGCTCTGGTACGACGCCGGCACGCCGACGGTCGCCGCTCGTGCGGATGCCGTGGTGAAGCTGTTCGCGGCCACGGACTCGGCAGGCCGATCCCTCCTGCCCCGCGAGATGGCGATGGAGGAGCTGGGCTGGTCGCCCGCAAAGATCCAGCGGGCACTGTCGCTGCTGGCGTCGGAAGAGTCTGACCCGTACCTGGCTGCGATGGCTGTGAAGGACCAGACCGGTGGTGCTGACGCAGGCGCTTCCGCAGTCGGCGCGTGAGTACGCGGTCGCGCAGCGGCGTGAGTCTCAGGCGGCGGTAGCGGCGGTTCTGCGGTTGTGGCGGCGGATGGGCGCGGACTTCGATGAGTCGTTCGCGCGGATCCGCCCGTCGCTGCTGGCGGTCGTCGAGACGGCTCAGGCTCGCGTAGCCGAGGGGGCCGTGGCCTACGTGCCGGATGTGCTCGAGGAGACCGGCCAGTCGCGCGCCATCCGTCCCGCGGGGAGGGTGCGAACCGCTGGCCTCGTTGGCGTCGCTGGCGACGGGCGGCCGGTCGAGTCGCTGCTGTTCGGGGCAGTCACACGTTCGAAGGAGCGTGTGGGTGCTGGGCTGAGTCCCGCTCAGGCTCTCGCGTCGGGATCGCGGTGGCTGGGAACTTCGGTGGGGACGCTCCTGTCGGACACGGGCCGGCAGTCAGAGTCCCTAGCGATCGGGGTCCGGCCCGTCGGCGGGTACGTGCGGATGCTGAACCCGCCGTCGTGTTCGCGGTGCGTCATCCTCGCCGGCCGCTGGTACTCGAAGTCGTCGGGTTTCCAGCGCCACCCCGGGTGCGACTGCCGACACATCCCGGCCTCGGAGTCGGCGGCAGGCGACCTAACGGTGTCGCCGGTCGACTACTTCGACTCGCTGAGCATCGAGCAGCAGGACGCGACGTTCACGAAGGCCGGCGCGGACGCGATCCGCAACGGCGCCGACATGAACCAGGTCGTGAACGCGCGTCGCGGCATGCGCCAGGCGCAGGTCGGCGGGCGACAGATCCTCATCACCACCGAGGGCACGACCAAGCGCGGAGCGGCGGCGCGAGCACTTCGGACGGAGACGGGCGGCCGTCGCCCGCGGCTGATGCCTGAGTCGATCGCGCAGATCGCGACGAGCCGGGACGACTACCTGCGGCTGCTGCGCGCGAACGGCTACCTCACCTGACCACCGGGCCCGCAAGGGGCTCGGTCGACCTCTCGCAAGGAGAGACCCGAATGAGCACCGAGACCCCGGACCTCGTGGCCGCGCTGGACGCGACCGACCCGACCGCCCAGGACGGTGACGACGTCACTACCGGCGTCCACACGACCGACGTGGACGACAGCGCCGATGACGGAGCCGACGAGCTCGGCGACAAGGGCAAGCAGGCGCTCGACCGCATGAAGGCGCGACTCAAGGCCGAGAAGGCCGCGCGTCTCGCGCTCGAGGCTCGGCTGAACGAGACGAGCGCAGCGGACGACGTCGAGCGCATCCAGCGCGAGGCTGACGCGAAGGCTGCGGCGAAGGCGAACGCGCGGATCCTGTCCGCGGAGGTGCGCGCCGCTGCTGCCGGCAAGCTGTCCGACCCGTCGGACGCACTGACCTTCATCGACCTGACTCAGTTCGACGTCGATGACGACGGCTCGGTCGACCAGGACGAGATCGCGGAGGCGATCGCCGACCTGGTTCGCCGGAAGCCGTACCTGGCCGCGCAAGGCGGTCCGAAGTCCCCGAAGCCTGACCCCTCGCAAGGAGAGGGCGGGCGGGGTGCTGCAACCGCCGCTGACCGCTTCGCACAGCAGGTCGGCAACCTCATCTGACCGCCCGCTAGGGCATGAAAGGGGATCCCGATGGCCGGGATTGACGTCAACCGCACTACCAGCGGGGTCCGCCTGGACCCCGTCGTCTCCGCGGAGATCTGGTCGAAGACCGAGTACTCGTCCGCCGCGATGCAGCTCGCGCAGCAGATCCCGCTGCCGGGCCCGGGTGTGACCGTGGACATCATCACGGGTGAGCCCGAGGCGGCGTGGGTCGCGGAGACCGACAACAAGCCGGTGTCGCGTCCGACGCTCGGCTCGAAGCTGATGACGCCGTACACGCTCGCCGTGATCGTGCCGTTCTCGAACCAGTTCCGTCGGGACAAGGCGCGGCTCTACAACGAGCTCGTCCGCAAGCTCCCGCAGGCGCTGGCGAAGAAGTTCGACCAGACCGTGTTCGGTGACGTCGCGGCTCCGGGTGCGAACTTCGACAAGCTGTCCGGTGCGACCGCTGTCGGCATCGCCGGCAACACGTACAAGGGCCTCGTGGCCGCGGACCAGGCCGTCGCGACCGGTGGCGGCACCCTGAACGGCTGGGCGATCAGCCCGCAGGGTCGCGGTCTCCTCCTGGGCGCGGTGGACGGCTTCGGTCGGCCGCTGTTCCTGTCGAACCCGAACGACCAGGGTTCGGTGGCGAACCTCCTGGGCGCTCCGGTGTACCTGTCGAACGGCGTGTACCTCGCTGACGCTGACGGTGCCGGCTCCGGCACCGCGGCTCAGCTCGGGTTCGCCGGCGACTGGTCGTCCGCTGCGTGGGGTTCCGTCGAGGGCGTGTCGATCAGCATCGCTGACCAGGCCACGCTGACCGACGGGTCGACGCAGAT